CTCGATCCCAGGGTGGGAATCTGTCCGCCCCCCTTCGACAGGGGACGGCAGATCCTTAACCCAGGCAGCTTTATTAGAAACCGCTTGAGACATATAGTGCTCCCGGTCCCGCTTGACAGTTCCTAGACGTTTTGCTTCCTCTAACAAAGGTTGCAAATCATCTAGCTTTGAAAGGAGAGATGAAATCTCTTCCTTAAAGAATTGCCAAGTAATGACTTCGACCCTGTCCAATAGAGAGGCATAGCGCCCGGCTATCGATTTCATCGGTAACCAAAACGCCAGACCTCGGTATCCAGGGCCTAAGGGACCATAGTAGGCCAGAATGTAGTTGCGCAACCGTTTGGGCAATAAGGTCAAACGTTTGGAGATGTTGGCTTTCGCCCTGAACCCATAACCTAGGACCGACATCGTCTGTCCTAGAGTCAATGAGTACTTCCGGATAAGTTCGAGAAGACCGGCAAAGGATTGACGGCCTATAACGAACTCCCGGAAGGAAATTCCCGAGACGTCTTTTCCCCTATGAAAAGTACGTTTCGCGAACTCCAAGGCGGAACCAGAACCGGAACTCATAGATTTATGAGCCCCGATCCCCACCCCCATACGTGACATTAGAGCCGCGTATTGCTTGGCTACAGACTGACTCGCTATGACTACGTCATCTCCCAAGATGGCATAGCCTGCGAACCAACCTGAACCTAGTTTTACCTTACCTGCTTTAAAAGCAGACCACTGAACGAAAGCATGATGGATGAATGCTAACATCGCCCATGAACTCAATGCTCCCATTGGTTGACCGGTCCCATATATAAGAAAACCTGTACTAGATAGAGGGATAGAAACCTTCTTTCCCTTTACCGTAGTAACATAGTATTTCCCACAATGGTATTTCCGACCAATCAATAGGGATGCCCATAATTCAGCCCCCCAACTTGTTAAGTAGGGAGACAGAAGAACCTTCTGTAGGACGATAGGTATTCTATCAGTTGCAGACGACAGATCGAAAGAATGCAAGGAGATTGAAGACCGAGTTGTTAGCTCTTTCTTCTCTTTCCATGCAAACAATCGATAAATCGGCTGCAGCTGGTCGAAAGTACCGTCCTGAGGAATTAGGGACAATAGCTCAAAGATACGCCGATGTAGCTTATCAAAGAGCCATTGAGTAAATGGATCCACCATAGCAAACACTCTAACCTTACCCGCAGGTTCCTCTTTGAACCCCAGCCGGCCGAGGTGGTTCGTTGCCTCGAAG